GATAATCCAAGCCGTCCAAAGCCCCGTTTGATGGATTGGGAACAGGATGGAGACATGATTGTTCCGGCGGTAAACAAGGTTGCCGGTAAAGAAATCAGAGCCGTTCCATACATGCACTGGTGGACGTTTTTTGGATACTTTATGGAATCTGGCGAATGTCTTTTTAATACCGTAGTTGGAATTCGTTCAAAAAAGGCAAAGGGCGAAAAGCTCGATAAATGGGAAAAGAAATTCTATCAGGAAAATAAGAACATTATTGATATAAAAACACGTCTCAGCGAAGAAGAGCAAGCGTATAAAGATGCGCTGAATGAGATGTTGAACCTCAAATAGTTAGGAGGTGGACACATGGCTGCTGATGGCTCAGTCATTATTGATACCAGATTAGACACAACCGGTGTCCAAAAAGGTGTATCAGCGATTAAACAGTCATTCGACGGGCTTGGAAGCACAGTAAAAAAAATAGGACTACTTATCGGCGGAGTATTTGCTGTCGGTAAACTAGTACAGTTTGGAAAAGAATGCGTTGCCCTTGGCTCAGATCTCGCAGAAGTGCAGAACGTGGTTGATGTTACATTTACAACCATGTCAGACAAAGTAAATGAATTTGCAAAGAACGCTATGACCAGCGCTGGACTATCGGAGACTATGGCAAAGCGGTATGTTGGTACATTCGGAGCAATGTCTAAGTCGTTCGGATTTTCAGAATCACAGGCTTACGACATGTCAACGGCCCTGACACAGCTGACTGGTGATGTGGCATCATTCTACAACATCAGTCAGGACTTGGCTTATATCAAACTGAAATCAGTGTTTACGGGTGAAACGGAAACATTAAAAGATTTGGGCGTGGTAATGACCCAGTCGGCACTTGACCAATATGCACTTGCAAATGGCTACGGCAAGACCACATCTGCAATGACTGAACAGGAGAAAGTTGCTCTCCGCTTTGCTTTTGTGCAGGAACAGTTATCAGCCGCATCTGGTGACTTCATTCGTACTTCTGACAGCTGGGCGAACCAGGTGCGAGTGATGCAGTTACAGTTGCAGTCTCTCAAGGCAACAGTCGGACAGGGATTGATTAATATTTTCACACCTGTTCTGAAAGTAATCAATATTCTTCTCGGTAAACTGGCAACTCTGGCAAACGCATTTAAGTCATTCACGGAGCTTATTACTGGCAAGAAATCTTCCGGTCAAACGAGCGGAAGTGGAGCGGGTCTTGCCGGAACCGACGCGATCGCAGATACAGCGGACCAGTATGGACAGGCGGCAGATAATGCAAAGAAACTGGCGGATGCCACGAACGACAATGCAAAAGCAACAAAAAAAGCGAATAAAGTAACAAAAAACTATCTTTCGTCACTTGATGAAGTTCACAAAGTCACATCTACTGGCAGCAATTCATCTTCCACACCATCTTCATCTGGTGGAAGTGGTGGAGCAGGTAACAGTGGCCTTCCGAGTTCAGTTGGTAATGTGGACTACGGAAATCTCGCAGAAGGTGAAACCGCGCTTGATAAAATTAGCGATTCCGCAAAGAAACTTGCTGACCTGCTCAAGAAACTCTGGAAACCATTCCAGGACGCATGGAAAAAAGAGGGTAAGAATACCATTAATGCAGCAAAAGTCGCACTTGATGGACTCAAAAAGCTCGCTGTAAGTGTAGGTAAAAGCCTTGTAAAGGTCTGGACAAACGGCACAGGCACAACGATGCTTACGACCATGCTGAGGATTGCTCAGAACGTCCTTAAAACTATCGGGAATATTGCATCCGGTTTTGCGGATGCGTGGAATAAGAACAATGTTGGAACGCAGATCATACAGAACATTGCAGACGCCCTTGTGGTGGTTATGCAGTTTGTTGAAAAAATCGCAGAGGATACAGCAACATGGGCGGCAAACCTTGATTTTTATCCTTTGTTAGAATCCATCAGTAACCTGACCAGTACCTTTGCGCCGATCATTGAAGCAATCGGAAATGTGCTGGAATGGATTTATAACAATATTGTTCTCCCAATGCTGAAATGGCTGATTGAAACAGGAATTCCAACAGTGATTAACCTAGTGTCTGATTTGGCAGGATTCTTTGCGGATCACCAATCAATCATTGAAGCATTCGGCGCAGCTCTTATAGGTGCATTTGCTGCAGAAAAGATCGCAGTACTGGCTAAAAGTATCAGCGGAAGCATCACAACCGTTATGGATTTTGCAAAAGGTCTCATAGCATTAATGACTGGTTCTGGCGGAATTATAGGTGGTATTAAAGCTATCGCAACGGCTATCGGGCCGGGTGGAATTTTTATAGCGGCAGTAACGGCGTGCATTGCAATTGGAGTATTACTGTACAAAAATTGGGACAAAATTAAAGAAGTTGCAGGGATCGTAGCATCTGCTGTTGTTGGCTTTTTTAAAACAATGGGCGAAGGTGTAAGTATGATTCTTTCTGATCTGAAAGAGACCGTTACTGGAATTTTGAATGCGATAGGAACGCTTGTTTCAAATGTCGTTTCTTCGATAGTTAAATTTGTGACTTCAAAGACGCGAGAAATGGTAGAAGCGGCAACCAGAAAAATTAATGACATGAAAGAAAAGACTTCAACTTTATGGAATGGTATGAAAGCCAATGCAAAAGAAACTTGGGAGAATATCATGACGATTGTGGGAAATAAAGTTGCAGCTATCCGCGATGCTATTGTAAACAAATTTACATCGGCAAGAAACAGAGTGGTGGAAATCTTCGGCGGTATCCGTGATACCATTCGAAACATATTGAACAAGGTCATCGGAATCGTCAACAGAGCAATCGGAACTGTCAATAGTGCGATTGGTGGAATTGAATCGGCGTTTTCCTTCGGTCCGTGGGAAGTACCTACGCCGTTCGGTAAGAAAACAATCGGATTTAGTGCAACATTTCCGCGAGTTCCAACTATTCCATATCTTGCAAAAGGTGCCGTTATTCCTCCAAGATCAGAATTCCTCGCTGTGTTAGGAGATCAGAAGCAAGGAAACAACATCGAGACACCAGAAGCACTGCTTAGAAAAATCGTGCGTGAGGAATCAGGGCAGCAGAGTGGTGGTGATTACAGATTCACAGCTCAGATTAATAGACGGACTATTTTTGACGAAATTATTGATGAAGCAAAATTAAGACGCAGCACAAGCGGAAGAAATCCGTTTGAACTGGCATAGGAGGTGGAAACGTGGCAACTATTCCAAAAAGTATAACAAAACGATACAAGATGAACGGGGCCTCCATCTATCAGCCAGATAAAGATATGGGTTATAACCTCGAAACAACTTATTCAGAAGGTAGTAACCGTACGCAGTTCGGAAAAGCGTTGTTAACTCCATTGTTTACAGTTGAACAGTATAGCTATGAAGCATCAAACGTTCCAGTTATAGAAGCAAACAAAATTCTCAAAATTATCGCAAAAGGAAAAACTTTCAATTTGTACCATTGGTCGCTTTACCACATGGCATGGAGAACTGACCCGTTTTATGTCGGAAAAGCAAACCTAACTATTGGAGAAATTTCGCAAGACTTAAAATTTGTATCAAAAATATCTTTTAACATGCAGGGGGTGAATCCACTTGATTAATGCATCTGATGCGTTCAAACAAAAACTACAGGACGGAGAAAGAGTCTGGCAGGAAGTGGAAATCACCTTTCCTGACGGAACTGTAAAAACAGTCAAAAATGAAATCATGGGTGAAAACTGCACTTTTTCCGATTGTGCAGAAAGTAGCAGCTTTCCGATTGGCTGCGTTGTTTGTAAATCCATGACATTGGAGTTGGACAACACTTCCGACCAGTGGAAAAACTATAACTTCTACATGGCGAAAGTCCATGCGTATCTTAAAATGCAGACCTCCGTAGCAAGTCTGGCTGCAACAGATGAATTGCTGTATGAAAACTATGACCCAATTCTTGACCAGAGTGGCGGTGCGATTCTGGCAACAAAAGCAGCGACAGAAGACAGAGTCGAAACCATTGATAAAGGTATTTATACAATTACGACACCAGAACAATATGGCGAAATCCTTAGTTTTACCGCTTTGGACGATATGTATAAAACGAACGCAACTTATATATCTCATCTGGTTCTGCCACAGTCAATAGAGACTCTTGTTAGAGATGCGTGTGAGACTCTTGGTATTCCGTCAGAAGTCTCCATGACTCATGGAAATCTGATCGTGTCAGAGATTCCAGAAAATATGACGTTTCGTCAGTTGTTCGGATGGGCAGCAATGCTTGAGACTGCGAACGCTCGCCTGGACAGCAGAGGATACTTGCGATTTATCAGATGGGATTTTTCCAATGTGCAAGAAGATTATGGTGCAATTGCGGATGCTAATGGAAACATTACGTTTAAAGGTGGTGCAAATGTTGACTCCGATAACTTTATAAGCCCGGCAGGAAACTGGTCGATTGACAATGATGGATTCTTGACACTGATCGAATCAGCCACTGACACGTCTGAAAAGCTCAAGGACTTTTTTACAAGCCCGACTGTATCTAGTGATGATATTGTGATCACTGGAATCAAACTAAAAAATAGAGAAAATGAAACCATGTATGGAAGTACAGGATATGTTCTTGAATTAGAGAATGACCTTGTTGCGGATTCGGACTTGGACACGGTAGCTGCTCAAATCGGTGATTCCATAATTGGATCTAAATTCCGTAACATGTCGGGAGAACTTGCGTATAATCCGCTCATTGAGTTCGGGGATATGGCATATACTTACGACCGTAGATGGAATAGGTATATCACTCCACTGACAGACGTTTCCTGTTTCGTTAATGGAAAGACCACTGTAAAAACTCAAGCCGATGATCCGATCAGAGGAATGAGCAAGTTCCAGTCAGAATCCACTAAGGCAATTGTAGAGGCAAGGCGTCTTGTAAAAAAAGAAAAAACGGCCAGAGAAAAAGCAGTAGAGAAATTAGAAGAAACCTTAAAAAATTCTTCTGGATTATATGAAACATCAGTCACACAGGAAGATGGCAGTACTATCACATATCTGCATGACAAGCCTACACTCGCAGAATCAAAAAATGTAATTAAATTCACAGCAGAAGCCATTGGCGTATCCAATGATGGTGGTAAAACATACCCTTATGGTTTTTTTCTGACAGGCGATTTGATAGCAAAAATTCTGTACGCACATGGTATCAATGCTGATTATATTGACGCAGGCGCACTGACTGTCAGAGATAGTGATGGAAACATAATCTTCCAGGTTGATATGGACACCAAAAAAGTAATCATCAGCGGAGATAATGTTGTAATTGGTGACAGTTCTTTGCCGGATAAACTGACAAAAATGGACAACAATATTGCATCTGCCAAGAATATGACATTCCAGCTGTCGAACGATATGCAGACAATCACATCTGACGCAGACGGAAACATTCCGGTATTTCCGACAGTTACAACAACGGCAAAAGTTATGTACGGTTCGTCTGATATCACGAACGATTGCAGTTATACCGTCACAAAATCCGACAGCGTAACGGGTTCATGGGATGTCGATACGCACACCTATACAGTCACAGGTTTGAGTGCCGACAATGGATGGGTGGACATTAAGGCAACGTACCTGATTAATCTTTCTGTAACGAAGAGATTTACATTAGCGAAACAAAAGCAGGGACTTGAAGGTGACAAAGGACTTCCGGGAAAATCACCGACTATCCGTTATGCATCTATGCCAGATGGTTCTGATATGTCGGACAATCCCAAATATGTAAAGTTACTTGACAGTGCCGGAAATGTGATAAGTGATTCAACTGGCGATACTATCTATACAAGTGGCGAAGCAATCTATGTCGGTTTTCTTAAAGCAGATGCAGAAGTAGACAGTACGAATCCAAGCGATTATGAATGGTCACGATACAAGGGAACTGATGGGCTGACTCAATACACTCATCTCGCTTATGCGAATAGTGCTGATGGAAAAACAGATTTCTCAGTCGATAATCCAAACCGTGAATATATCGGCATGTACGTGGACTTCGAAGAACAGGATTCCACTAACCCGGAAAAGTACGCATGGACATTGGTTAAGGGCGCAAACGGAGCACAGGGCGTGCCGGGGAAACCTGGAACCGATGGTAAAACACCTTATTTCCATATTGCCTATGCGAACAGTGCGGATGGAAAGACTGAATTCTCAGTAGATAACAGTGTCGATAAGCTGTATATCGGTCAGTACACAGATTACTTACCAGATGATAGCACTGACCCAGCTAAGTATAGTTGGACAAAGATTAAAGGTAACGACGGTACTCCGGGAAGAACGTATTATCTGAGAGCCAACGCAGGAGTCCTGATGATGGGACAGGATAAGAAAATAACTCCTAATCCATTCAAGGTTCATGCGTATTACAGAGATGGACAGGGTGACGAAGCAACTTTTAAAACCTGGTGGGTAGTAGAATACAGCAAAGATTCCGGAAAAACATGGACAAAACTGGCCTTTAATGTACAGACCAGTGGAATAACTATTAATCCAGATAGCTATTCTCTTGGTGCTGACGGAATGATACGTGCAACAATTTATACGGATTCCGGAAGAACTAAAATCGCCGATCAGCAGACATGGCAGGTTGCTGTTGACGTTGGCATGCTTACGCAGGAGCAGATTGTTGAGATATTGTCCAATGGCGGAGAATTTAAAGGCCTCTACTATCTGAATGGACATCTGTACATCAGTTTAGACGCATTGATGGGAAACGCCGCAATTCTAGGTGGAGCCAAAAACGGCAACGGATACCTAAAGATTAAAGATAAAAAAGGCACCGTGAAGGGACTGATAGATTACTCAGGCTACACTGCATTTACAAGCTATGAAGAAAATTCTACGCGCATGAAATATACAGGAATTTGTTTTTCAGATACTGGAATAAATCCTGTTAGTGCCGAGAAATACTTTAGTAGCACTGCGGACATTGAATACGTTGAAACGGCGTGGGGAATCGATTGGACTGCCGAAGAGCTTAATATTAGTGCAACAGAAGTATCAGCTAATACCGGTAAGTTTTCAAATTTGACTGCCGAAAATTGTAACTTGGAAGTCAAAAAAATGAATGTATCTGGTCCGTGCACTTTTGATGATGAAAATAACGAACCGATATTTAGGCAAAGCATGAAAGTGTATGGTTTTGGCTTTACAACATCTGGATGGAATGCTTGGATTTCAAATAACGATTATAGACTTCGCGCATATGGCTCATCATCTGAAAGGTACAAGATTCTTGGAGATTCATTGACGGAAGAATTCATTGAAAGCCTGTATAACATCGAACCAATAATGGCACGGTACAAAGACGGCTATCTTGAAGAACATGATGAGCGTGTTGGAGTTGAATTTCCGATGTTCCGTGCGGAAGATGTGAATATGTATTTTCCTCTGGCAGTTGACCACATAGATGGCAAAGCTGAGAACTGGAACGAACGTATCATGATACCCGCAATGTTCGCAATGATAAAAAGCCAGAAAGAACAGCTTGACCGACAGGAGAAACTAATTAATCAGCTCTATAAAAAGCTCAATATAGAAAAGGAGAATTAATATGGCAAAATTTAATGAATATCCGGCAAAAACTAAGCCTGTCGGCAATGATACAGTTTTAGTATATGATTCCGAATCGAATTCCAACAAACAGATTACAGTCGCACAAATAGCGGAATTTGCATCACAGCAGATGACGCACAACATCCCGCGAATCGCACCAAAAGATATCACATCTTACTATAATGACGGAACACTCTGGCAGAGACTTAATGGTACAAACGGATTCTCGCTGTTTGAAGATATCTATGTCGGTGACTACATCAAAATGAGCCGCGCAATATCGGCGCCGAATCCAGATAGCTCCTTGCAGTTGACCGGTTCACAGTACGTAACAATTGCGGGCATTGATTCGCTGTACGGAAACGGCGACAGTAATCCAGTCACTTATCATCATCTCGTTATGGTGCCAGGTCAAGGGTTTGGCGGTACTCAGCATTTTGGACGAAGCCGAATGAATCCGACCAATACCACAGTTGGCGGATATAAAGGGTCAGAAATGAACACGAAAGTTATTGGAGATGTTGCAATAGCTGGTTCTACTGCCGCAGGAGCAACCATCAATCAACAGCTTTTCGCAGAATTTGGTTCTCATCTGAAAACAACAAGGGAATTAGTTTCAAATAGTCTTAATGCTTCTGGATATAACCAATTTGGAGCGGCAACTGGCTGCGCGAATAATCAGGAATGGGGTTTATATCAAGCAATTCTTATGAGCGAGATTGAGGTATATGGTTCGATCGTATTTTCATCATCTGCCTATGATATTGGTACCGCCAATTATCAATTCGAACTTTTTACGCACTCAAAGCAAGCAATTAATAACCGTTCAGCGTGGTATTATTTAAAGGGAGTTGCTTCTGCCACGAATTTTTGCTATTGCAAAGGCATTGGCTGTGCGGACAGCGGCGGCGCGTCTTATGCGGGTGGCAATGTTCGCCCTCGCTTTGTAATCGGAGCGTAGCGAAATCCTCAAATCTCCACCCCTTGTGGGTGGGTTGAAGATGAACAAATTACAAAACAAGCAAGGAGTATAACGTTTTAGTACTTGAAAAGAAACGGTCAAAGAGGTGACATAACATGGAAGAAAGAATTGCTAAAGAAAATGTGGTAAAGGACAATTTAGAAGCCGAGTTAAGAGTTTTACGCTCAAAACTACAGGCAAATACTTCTGAAATTGGGGATTGGAAGATTGTAAAAGCTCTTGAATATCAGCTCACAGGACGAGAGATTCCATATGATATGGACAAGCTTAATTCTGAGAGGCAAAAGGTAAGAGATAGGATTAATGAAATTGAAGCTGAGTTGAATGCTTTAGAAAGCAGATGAGGGAAGAATATGGAAATTAAAGGCATTGACGTTTCATCGTGGCAAGGAAAACCGGATTGGGCAAAAGTATCGAATTCTGGAGTTAAGTTTGCAATATTGAGAATCCATCAGAAAACCGGCATTGACGAATCATTCGAACACAACTACAAGGGCTGTAAATCCAATGGAATTCTTATTGGTGGATATAAGTACAGCTATGCTTTAACATCGGCACAAGCTATCGAGGAAGCTGAGAACGTAATTTCTGTTCTTGGTGGACGTGGACTTGACTTTCCAGTATTCTACGATCTGGAATGGGCACAGCAAAGAAGTCTTGAGAAACAGGATATTGAGAATATTGCAGTAGCATTTCTGACCAGAATCAAGAAAGCCGGTTATAAAGTTGGTATCTACTGTAATCTTGATTGGTACAATAACGTTCTGTCAGATGCTTTGAAGCAGTATGATTGTTGGATTGCTCGTTATCCGGCAAGCGACAATGGTTCTGTGCAGGAAAGATTACGTCCGAATGTCGGTGTAGGCTGGCAGTATTCCAGCAAAGGAAAAGTTCCAGGAATCAGCGGAAATGTTGATATGGATGTGTTCTACAAAGACTACAGAGATTCTAACCAGAAAGGAGAAACTAAAATGGTAAAAATCAGTAACTGCGGACATGATGAACGCGGAAGATATGCAGGTGGAAAAGCAGGAGATCAGACTGGTACGGAATATCAGATCATGAACTGGTACAGCAGACCGTGGCTTTGTGTTCTAAGATTCAATGACGTTAAAATCGCAACCATGATCGCAGACATGGCGACAAAAGCGGCACAGAACAATCTCATCGGATACGATCAGGGCACTGCCGGAAACAGCAATGACCGGTATTCGTTCTGGCGGCACTTAAAGGCAAGCAACTACGATCCGGCGCAGATCACGGTAGCTTGCGAATCTGATTGCAGCGCAAGTACAGCAGCTATCGTCAAGGGAGCTGGGTATCGCTTAAATAACGCAAGACTCAAAGCGGTCAGCATCTATCTGACGACACGGAACATGAGAGCTGCAATGAAGATTGCCGGTGCGAAAGTACTGACGGATAGAAAGTATCTGACATCCGGTGACTATCTAAAGGCAGGAGATATCCTCCTGAATGATAACCACCACGTGGCTATCGCTGTTACCACTGGCGCAAAAGCAAGTACGCTTTCAACGCCAACTATTCTGTCTAAAACTCCGAAGTGGGTGGGAAAGGTAACTGCAAATACACTTAATGTCCGCACATGGGCAGGAACAGAGTATGCACAGCTTAAAAGCTATCCTACACTTGCAAAAGGCAATTTAGTTGATGTATGCGATACCATTAAAGCCAAAAATGGAGCATCTTGGTACTATATCCGCATTGCCGGAAAATATTTTGGATTTGTTTCTGCAAAATACATCAAAAAAGCATAAATTTAAGCCCCTTGGAATTATTCTTTGGGGCTGTTTTTTTACATATTGTATCAAATTCGTGTTGCATTTCGTGTTGCATAGTTCTTCTTTTTTATGCCAAAACTGGCAAAATAACATATTTTATGAGCTAATTTAAAATTGCTGTAAGCATTGAAAATACTTGATTTCTTGGCAATCCTAGTAAATACAAGTACTGCATAAAAAATGCGGATGACAGGACTTGAACCTGTAAGAAAAAGCCTAACATTCCCTATTTTACAGCATTTGTTTATTTCGTGTTGCATTTTGTGTTGCATAGCTTTGAAAAATAATCATTCCCAATTTCATTCATCTCTTTTTCTCGATCAACCAGAACGTGCCGATATACATTTTTTAATGTGGTATCATCCTCCCAACCGCCGCGCTGCATAATATATACATCTGGAATTCCAAGAGTATGCAACTCAGATGCGCAATAATGACGCAAATCATGAAAACGGAAATGATGTATATGATTATCCTCTAAAACATCAGCGAATCTATTAGATATTTGCGCCGGATTCAAATTTGTTATTTTTCCATGTATACCTTTAAGTTTTTCTGCAACGAAATCCGGAAATGGAATAAAACGATCGCCAGCAAAAGATTTTGGTCTTTTGATAACCCAACCATGAGAATCATTCATAACCATAGCATATTCGACATGTACTATGTTCTGCTTGATATGATCAGAATTAAGCGCGCAGATTTCTGACCGCCTCATTGGACCGAATGCTGCCAGAAGAACAGGTATCTCTAATTCACTACCTACAGTACATTCAATTACCTTTTTGACTTCGGCAGATGTAGGTACATAGATTTTCGGTCTTACCTTTTTAGGTAAGGAAGTTCTTAAGATGAAATCCGAACGATAAGTCTTCAAGACAGTAGAAAGAAAGCCATGCATATTGTACACAGTTTTTGGCGAATGAGTAAGTGCTTCACGATTCATTTCAGCTTGAACATCCTCTTGAGTGATTTCCATTATATTTAATGACATAAGTTTAGCCATGTCTCTTTTGACAGATCGCTTATATTCTCTAATAGTTCCAGGGGATAAAACACCTGTTCTGCTTTCTATGTATTTATTACATGCCTCTTTTAATGTCATATCTTCTGGTGGAACATATCGCGCAGTCAATACTTCACTTTCTTTTTTTGCTGCCCATTCGGCAGCCATTTGCTCACAGATTCGCTTCCCTTTTTTGCTAGGATCTGAGCATGTAAAAGATTTATAAACCCTTTTCTTTTTGATGGTCCCGTCTGATAATGGGATTTCTTCGATGTGACTGAATACCTGACATCTCCATGAGCCAGATGGCAGTTTTTTTGCAGTTGCCATTTCTTTTCCTCCTTATTAACCGAACAAACTTTCTGACTTGTCCGAACACACCGAAGATGATACAATATGACTTGTCAGGCGATACGTTTCACTTCAGTATGCTTTGCGGAACGTAAAAATATTTTTCTTTTTTTTTTAAAAACCGGTTCTCATTGGTAGTGAGAGCCGGTTCTTTTTTATAAAAGTTCTGATTTTTTCTGGTCAAATTCTTCTTGAGTAATAATACCGCTATCTAAAAGCTCTTTGTAATCCTTCAGTAGTTCAACGGATGTTTTCTGATTTCGAACATTTTCAACAGCATCAGAGCTTTTGGAAATATTGAAGCTCTTTAACTGCATATCTATATTTGAACTACAGCGGAATCCAATAGTATTTATTTGATTGGTTTCGATATTCCGCATTTTCATAGATGCATAAGAATCCACTTCAATGTTATCACTTGTTGTGGTAGCAGTTCCAGTAGTAGTGGAATTATTCTTTCCTTTGGTTTTCTTTCCAGTTCCAACAGCTGCACCGACTATAGTTCCAACTCCCGGAGCAATAGCGGTTCCAACAACGGCTCCTGCTAAATGCCCTCTTCGTTTCGTTTTTTCTTTACTTTTCCCTTTAGTGTGAGATGTTGTAGTTGTCTTTTCTACTGTTCTGTATTCCGGCCCGTTCCATTCATAGTCGAAAAGTTCATATTTGGTTGGAGCATCTGACACTGTAACAGACCCATCTTTCCATTGCTTCAAATCAAATCTTGCGTGTTTGGAACCAAGCTCAAAATCCTCCTTACCGGATATAACTCTCAGATTCAATACTCGAACAGGTTTTTCTACAACCGCTGGCTGGGTTGCTACGGAATTATTTGATATTGCAGGTTTTTGAACCTTATTTTTAATAGACAGCAAAAGTGCAAAAATAAGATACAAAACAGCAATTCCAAATACCTCAAGTACAACAACGACCATAATATTGTCTGATGAAAGATCGTTTGAACTCATCAAGGCCACAATCATTAATACAATTAATGCGGTCCAAACGATCATCAACACATTTCGTATTTTTTTCATATTTCCCCCTTTTGACACGATTACTCAAAATTCTCGATATAATTCTTATATAGATTCCTTATTTTGGCAGCCTCCCTCTGCCTGATTGGAACAATATCCCCCGATATCATCTCAAAATGATCTGATGCATCTTTAATTTCGTCCATGTTGACGATATAACTTTGATGGCAACGGAGAAATCTTCCATCAAGATGCGGCTCTATATCTGACAGCTTTCCACGTGCTACATGAATAACGCCGCAAGTACAGTGGACGAGAATTGATTTATTTCGGCTTTCTATGTATTCGATATGCCGGAATTCTACCCGGTGGAAGTGGTCTCGGTTTTTGATAGTTAAGGCTTTCTCTCGGATATCTTCCAACGTGTGCGCTACGACAGAAAACATGCGTCCATGTTCAGAACCTTTGATGATGTAATGCACTGGTAAGACGTCTAATGCGTCAAATACATAGTTTTTATATGCTGTCCAGAAGGCAATGTTGCCATTATATCCATTTTTCCTGAGCTGCTTTGCGACATTTATGCCATTCTCATTATTTAGGACCACATCCAGCACGACTATATCGTACCATTGACCGTCTGCTATATCATCAATCAGCGGCTTCCCACTACTATAAGTGTTTAGCGTGTAGCTCTTGTCTCCACACTTTTTCAAAAACTCATCAACATGAGCCTTAAAAAAATCAATCTGCAAAGGATTATCGTCACAAATCGCAATTTTCATTCAAATCATTCCCTTATGGGCGTTGTTTTCGCCATTTGCAAAAAAAAGTGTTTAAATATGTTATTTTTATTATAACATCGTTAAATTTAGTTGTAAATAGACATTTTTAGGTGATTTGTAAAATGAAAATAATCAAAAATATACTAATTATAATAGGAGCTGTGCTTTTGCTTAATTACATTGTTTGTTTACCAATGTGCGTAGACGATTATATCCGCGAAGAGTCAGAAGTGTATTCTGTCCAAAATGCGTACAGATCTTCTACCCTACATAAGAATAGCGCCCATGAAATAAAGCAGACCATGCCACCGTTTTTATTCGCCCTGCCACTAAACAGAAAAGACTATATCTTTGATGTTACGAATAATTTCTATGCAATCATAAACATATCGGTGTATATCTGGCAGTTTCCAAGGGCGAACATTAGTGGTATAATAGCAAAAAATGAACGAATGTTCGGTTATATTTCCCACAAACCGCACATATACTGTAATGTAGGTGGTAATTGCAATAGGGAGGGTTATTTATGGATTATAAGAAAGAGATTATTGAAATGATAGAAAATATACATAGTGAAAAATTTATGAAGTTTTTATACAACATGATTATTTCGTTCAAAAAACAATGGGGGTATTAAGAAAGCAGGGAATTAATCCCTGCCTTTTTTATGGAGAAATTCAATCATGTCGAAAACGCTTTTCTTATCAGATTCGCTTAATTCAATCAGCAACTTAACATGTTCAACGATGTTTGGATTTGACATCATCTTTGGAATAAAATCCGTGTCTGTTTCCAAATTCTCTTCCCATCCCATTAGGTAAGCGGGCGTTGTACTAAGTGCTTTCGCTAACTTATCTATGTATTCAGCAGGAACTTTATCAATATCACCCTTTTCATATCTAAATATAGTTGATCTTGAAACTCCCAATTTCTCAGCTAACTCATCAGCACTCATATTAAGTTGTTTTCTTCTTTTTTTCATTTGTTCACCAGTTTCCGACATTTTCCACACCTCCTTTCCTTGAAAATATAATACCACAAGTGATGCAAATATGCAACAAAAATAATTGCAAAAATGCGATTTTTAGTATTGACAAATGCGACTGCGAGAGGTAATATATAATCATAAAGTCGCAATAATGCTACTGGAAAGGAGGTGAAACTTGTGATTGTAAATATAGCAAGACTTAAAGGTAAAATTGTTGAGCATGGAAATACGCAAGAAGCTGTTGCAAGCGCAATTGGTATGGACAGAAGTACTTTTTACCGCAAACTGAAAGACGGCGGCGAGAAATTTACAATCGGTGAAATTCACGGAATTGTAAGCGCAGTTCCTTTAAGCAGGGACGAAGCAATAGACATTTTTTTTACACAGCAGTCGCAATAATGCTACTGGAAAGGAGACGAAAACATGAAATACAGTCCGCTTGGTAGTGGAAAGCTGATATTTCAAACTTTCAATGATGGTTGCTTGAAAACCACTTTTGAAAGAGAGAACGGATTGAAGTCCGAATATGAAATTTATGTAAATTGGACGAATCCGAATCAGTTAGCAGAAGTTTCATTTCAGTTGCCCTTCCGCGATTGGCAGACACTTGAAAAGTCTGAGGTTTGGAAAAATCTGGATGAATTTCTGTCGGAAGTTCAAATCGAATATATTCCGAAGTACCGCCAAGCCCAACCAATTGTAGAGGAAAAGGTTGTGTATAGAAGTCTGTTAGGTTCTTTAATTGCATTCTTTCGTGATAAATTGACTCGCCAATAGCACGCCCTTTTAAGCATGAATAATGGGTTCCGCTATACACATAAGAAATATTTACGATTGATATGGCAACTCTGGAATGATTGATGATTTCAAAATGAACAATCAGTTCATTATTATCTTTCAACTTGAAACCAATAGGAATAAACTCTATCTTTTTTCGAGATTGGAATAAGTTCCATGCAGTTCCAGCAGACCCTATTAACCCAAGCATAAAGGAAACATTTTCAAATGTAATGATTTCTTTAGCTGATTTTAAAATTGAAATGATTTGATTTATTTTAATCACCTCCCCGTACAGGGAGTATAACACGAAACGAGGATTTTTAAAATGAAATTTCCGAGATATGTATATGTGATTACTCATGTAGTCACAGGAAAGAAATATGTAGGCAGCACAAGAAATGTTAAATCCAGATTTGCAGAGCATTTAAATCTTTTAAAATCTGGCAGACATACTGTCGAACTTTTTCAATCTGATTGTGATACTTTTGGTGTCAATTTAACTTGTGAGACGATTGACACAATATCGGATTATAGTGAAAAAGAAAAAGAGCATGAATGGCAGAAAAAACTTGGGACATTAAATCCGTCAACTGGTTATAACTACAAAGATCAGAAATGGAATAACCACAAAGACTGGGCTTTAAGCCATGGGAAAAGCACTGAAGGAAGAGAAAAATGGAAAGAAATATTAGAAAACAGTTCCGAACCATGTGTTCTGATTTCTGCGTGCATCACAAATTCCTGGCTCGGCAGAAACGGATTTGCAAAAGAATTAGGAATTTCCATAAAAGAGCTGAAAGAAATTGAATCCTATAAAAAAGAACCAACAATCAACCAGCTTAGAAAGATTAGTGAATTATCATCAATTCCTATGGATTATATTTATGTGCCAAATATTTTTTGATCAGGAGTAAGAAGAAAATTCTTAAAAGTAAATATAACCTAATCAAACCATATATAAGGAGGAAAACATGAAGAAATTTGAACGATACCTTATGATTGCTGACCTTATGGAAAAACATTTTGAAAAATAAAGTGCTCCGAAGGAGAGCTGAAACCTCTCGCCTCGGAGCTGTAAACCACTAACCACACTAGCGGATTACGGGATAATCATATCATTTCTTCCTGTATTTCGCAAGAGAACAGGAGGATTTTTTATGAAGAAAACCGAGGATAAAAAAGTGACAAATTTTGAAGAGTTCGAAACTTTCTATGCAGTTGAAGTTGTAAGAGAGGCAAAAAAGCAGACTCACAAATGGTTCTGCGCATGGATTGTAACCATGATTGCATTAATTCTTTCAAACGCTGCATGGATGTTTATTAAGTAAGAAAGGAGGAAAGACTGTGGCAATCAGATATACCACAGAGCAAAAGAAATACATCCTTTTAAAAGGCAATATTGCAAAAAGGATGGAGGCCGAGCGAGTAAGTGATGCACAGATGGCAGCAATTACCGGAATGGCAGAAAACACTTTCCGTAAAAAGCGAAATAAGCCAGAAACATTCACGTATCCGGAACTGCGGCATATTTTTATTCGATTGAACTTCCCTAACGAGGAAATATTGGAGGCTTTGACATGAAAGATTGGATAGACTCCATTCTGATTGGAGGGATAGCAACGTATCTTCCGTTCTGGACCTGGGACAACAGCCGTGACCAGATCATGGGAGCGTTGGGACTGATCGGAGCTGTGTACATAGCAAGGACGTGGAAAGAATGGACATGCTAGACATGCCAACTAAAAAAGGATCCTCAGAGCTGCAACTCAAATAAGGATCCAAGACAATATATCTCTTCTTCATTGTAGAAGGAAAGAAACCAAAAGTCAATACAAGGAGGAAATTATGAACGAAGAGAAAATCAGAGAAATATTTGATTTGTGTCTGAGAGTTTCAAGTGAAACAACGGCGCATGTGAATTTTGACTATACGGCGTGTGACGACATATCCAGAGTTTATATTTATGTATTTAATGATGCAGGGGAAATCGTAAAGCATTTTTCAGTGTGCCAGTTTTACGACTTTGAGTCCGAATCTCAGAATTACGAAAATGCAAAAAAATGTCTTCTGGAACTGCTTATCAACGGGAGGTGTCCGTTAAATGAATCTTGAAGAATTAAGGCTCCTCCCGAAGTGGGATATGGTTCTTGCAGTGAATATCTTGTTGGAGGAACTGAACAAGCGAAACGCTCCTATTGTTGATTGGGAGAATCCAGATATGTACGTGGATCATCTCGAATATCACGCCGCTGATTCCATTCAGAACGGTAAGACGGTTCCGGGCATGGGGGATAAGTCAGACGCAATCTATTGTTTTTTTAAGCAGTTAAAGGAGCCAGTCTATGAACGAAAGAATACAGGAAGTCTTGAGACTGATTGATGTTCAGCTCGCGCTTGTTCCAGATAATCCAATAGAGGAACAGTACAAGGCAAGGACGTTGGCGAGTTACACGCAAGCACTAAATGGGCTTTTAGCGGCTCAGAAAGCATATAAGGAGGAAATAAGATGAGAAGTCTCAAATATCGCAATAATGTAGACAGTCCATTGCTCACTTATCAAATGATGGCAGAGGATAGTAATTTGGGTATTCAAACAGTTATGAAACTGGCTAAAGAGTCAGGAGCTTTAGTTAAAATTGGAAAAACAGCAAGGGTTAATCGTGAAAAATTCTATTCTTATGTTTTAGAAAAATATTCTGAAAGCAATAAGGAGAACGCTCATGAGTGATTTTGAAATCCGTATTCCAGCGAGAAAGAAACAGCCTGCAACTGATAAGGATAACTCGGTCGTGAAAGTATCATTGGGTGCATACAACGCACTGGTTGAAATCTATAACGAATCAACCTTATCAATGAAAGATATCGCAAGCTTGCTGATTATTGAGGGCAGCAAGCATGTAGTTTATGACAAGGAGGAATAGCAATGGCAACACCAGTATTAATTATTGGAAAATCTGGTTCTGGCAAGAGTACCAGTCTTAGAAACTGCCAGAATGAACACTGGAATCTTATTAGAGTATTAAATAAGCCACTTCCGTTTAAAGGAAAGATTGACGGATGGTTTACAGATGATTACCAGCAGGTAATGAAGTGCCTGATTGCATCAAAAGCGGAGTCAATTGTGATTGACGATGCAGGTTATCTTATCACGAATCATTTTATGAAAGGACACGCTTCTGCCGGAAAAGGCAATGCGGTGTTCGCTCTGTACAATGATATTGGAGACTATTTCTGGAATCTTATCCAGTTCATTGTAACAAAAGTACCGCAGAATAAAATTGTTTACCTTATGATGCATGAAGAAAAAGATGATTCCGGGGAAGTAAAACCTAAGACAATTGGTAAGCTTCTGGACGAAAAAGTTTGCATCGAGGGTATGTTTACCATCGTTCTTCGCTGCATCGAAGAGAGTGGAAAACACTTATTTGTCACTCAGTCCAGTCAGGGAGCGGTAAGCAAGTCCCCGATCGGAATGTTTGACAGTTTGACTATTGATAATGACCTTGCAGAGGTGGATAAGGTTATCAGAGACTACTACGAATTAGGAGGAATTGAAGATGGTGGAAGTAACTAACTATTGTTTTAAATACGCAATAGAATTAAATACTATCATCGATGAATACAAAGGTGAATGTTCTTTTGATCATTTGATTAAAGTCGAACCAAAAAGCTATTCAAATTTAAGCTCTATATTTTCAAAAATTAATAATTCCGTTCACTATGTGCTGGAAAAATATGGAGACGTAAGAGAATGTCATTTGTTTTATCTCCCGGCATTTATGGGTGATACGTATAATTCGTCACTTATCAACATTGTAAAAGCAGACAATAATGGAACGACAATCGTATTTTGTGATAATAAAGAAATCGTTCCGTCAGATTGCATCGAAAAAATAATTTGTTTTGAGGAGGAATCAAAATGTTAAAACCACAGAATTATGACACAACACAGGCAGCAGGAGAATTTGAACCGATTGCGCTCGGCGGTCACAAGATGGTAATTAAGCAGGTATCAGAGAAAAAATCCCAGGGTGGACTTGATATGCTTGTTATCTTGTTTGATTTTGCAGACGGAGACGAGCAGGCAGGTTACTTTATGAAGCAGTTCGAAAATGATATCCGACCAGACAAGAAATATCCGAATGCCGGTACAAACTACATGGTTATTGACGAGAGTGTAGATTATGGTGTCCGTAACCTTAAAACTTTTATCACATGCGTAGAAAAGTCAAATCCGGGATTTGCTGTTAAGTGGGGCGATAACTTCGGGCAGCAGTTCAAAGGTAAGCTGATCGGAGGCATCTTCCGTCTGGAGAAAGACTGGTACGATAACAAAGAAGTAAAACGTCACAAGCTTGCATGGTTCCGAAGTATTGAGGGAATTAAGGATGCAGATATCCCAGAAGAGCACACCACAAAAGCCTATGACGATCATCTGAAAGAAAAAGCTATCATGGGAGCGAATCCGGCAGGTACGGACTTTATGAGTATTCCAGATGGAATTGATGAAGAACTTCCATTTAATTAAAAGGATGTGTTTTTAATGGTTATACAAGTGGACACAAGGGAACATAAATCAGAATGGGAACGGATTCAGAGTCAGTTTGATAGCCTTGGAGTGCAGTATTTTCGCTCTAAATTGTATTGCGGTGATTATCAATCACTGGACAATGCAAAACTCTGTATTGACCGTAAAAAGGATTTACAAGAGCTTTGTGGAAATGTCTGCCAGCAGCATGAAAGATTCAAAGCAGAGCTTATCAGAGCGCGTGAAGCAGGTATTCAGTTGATTATTCTATGTGAACACGGGCCAGATATTAAATCAGTTGGTGATGTGTATTTTTGGGAGAACCCAAGAAAGCACAAAGTGATCTGGAAGACGGTAAACGGTAAAAAGGTAAAGACTGTGATATCGGACAAGGCTGTTGATGGCTGCCAGTTATATAAATCTCTCTGCACAATCAGAGATAGATACGGAGTCCAATTTGAATTCTGTACAAAAGAAGAAACCGGTAAAAAAATTGTGGAGTTATTGGAGGGTGGAAATGCCAAAAGCAAATAAAGCTAAAAGACAGTATGTTGTAACAGATCCATACGGAAATAATAGAATGACTGTTGCGGTATCTCCTGAAAAAGCAATTAATAACGCAAGATACAAAGACTATCTGGAAGCTGGCGCATGGTATGACGTGCCTGATTTCGATGAATATGAAGTAGATGAAATTGTATGACAAAAGATGAAATTAAGCAATCAATGAAAATGTCCGAGATTCTTTCCAGATATGGGCTAAAGCCGAACAGAGCCGGATTCATACAGTGTCCCTTTCATAACGATGACCGTACCGCATCCATGAAAATCTACAAAGACAGCTATTATTGTTTCGGTTGTGGTGCATCAGGTGACATATTTACATTCGTTCAGAACATGGATAATTGCGATTTTAAGACAGCTTTTACCATACTTGGGGGAACTTACCAGAAACCAGATTTCTCCTCCAGAATGGCAATATATCACGCTCAGAAGCAAAAAGAAATGAGAGAGAAAGCAGAACAGAAGAAAAAGGTTGAGCTGCAAGAATGCTTGTCGGATATAGATTTCTACAGAGCTATCCTTGGCAGAGTGAAACCATTATCTGACGGATGGTGTGAAGCATGGAACAGGTTGCAACTTGCGCTATATCACCATGGATTTATTACAGGACTGGAAGAAGGTGATTAACACGTGGAAATGATAAGCAAGCTCACGAAGGACTCTATTCTGGGCGAAGAAGTATTTGACGAGATATTCAGTCAGGAAGACGAGATATACAAGGCACGTCTTACACTGACACTTCTGGACAGAGCCAAGGAGCTTGGCGTAAAGAAAAAATTTGAGGATTTGCTAAAAGTTTACACGAAAGTACAGAAGCAGATGATTGAAAAAGAAAAAAGTAGCAAGGCTGTTTCTATGCTAGACCAGTGGACTAATTTCTCTGATTGCGAATATGACAGAATGAAATGTCTTAACTGGATAGCGGACGATGATGGGATCAGAATATCAAACACGAATCCAGGATCGCCGGATATTATAGCTTGTTATCACCCTATTCTTCCAATCGAACGAATGAAGAATCTGGAGACCGGGGAAGAACAGATAAAGCTAATCTATAAGAGGAATAATAAATGGTCCGAGGTTATTGTGCCAAAAACCATGGTTGCGTCAGCCAGTAAAATTGTGGGCTTGTCTACGCTTGGGATTTCAGTGACATCTGAGAATGCGAAGTTTCTTGTACGGTATCTGTCAGACGTTGAGAATGCAAATGACGATTATATCAATATTCAATATTCATCAAGTAAAATCGGGTGGATCAGGGATTATTTTCTTCCCTATGACAAGGATATTGTGTTCGATGGAGACAGGAGGTTCCGACAACTGTATGAAAGTATCAGCGTAGGTGGCAGCAGAACAGAATGGTATGAACACGTGAAGAAGGTTCGTGCCACTGGAAGAATAGAGCCGAAAATTATGTTGGCTGCAAGTTTTGCAAGCATTCTAATTAAACTGGTCGGTGCCCTTCCATTTTTTGTAGACCTCTGGGGAGAAACTGAGGGTGGTAAGACTGTGACGCTTATGTTGGGGGCTTCCGTCTGGGCAAATCCGGATGAATCACGATACATAGGAGATTTTAAAACAACCGATGTGGCCCTGGAAGCAAAATCCGATATGCTCAACAACTTACCGCTGATTCTGGACGATACTTCCAAAGTATCAGCTAAAATCCGAGATAATTTCGAGGGAATTGTGTACGACCTGTGTTCTGGAAAAGGAAAGAGCCGTTCCAACAAGGAGCTGGGTGTTAACCGGGAGAATCGCTGGCAGAATTGTATCCTTACTAACGGTGAACGTCCACTGGCCGGATATGTCAGCCAGGGCGGAGCGATTAACCGAATTATTGAGGTTGAGTGCTCTGAAAAGATATTTGATGATCCGCAGCTTACCGCAGATACCCTTAAAAAGAACTACGGGCACGCTGGAATCGATTTTGTAAATGTAGTTAAGGAAATGTCCATTGACGATATAAAAGCCATGCAGAAGCATTTTCAGAGCCTTATACAGGACGATGACAAGATGCAGAAGCAAAGTATATCAATGAGCATTATCTTGACAGCAGATAAAATCGCAACAGATCAGCTGTTCCATGATGGCCAGTACATTGACATTGAGACGGCTAAGAATCTTCTGACAGAGAAAGAAATGGTATCTGAAAACGAACGCGCTTACTGGTTCGTGCTTGATAAGATTGCCATGAATGGAATTAAATTCGATAATAACCCAGATATAAAAACAGAAAGGTGGGGAATTATCGACAATGATCCGGTAGAGAAGACGTCAACCGCAATAATCTATAGCGCAGCGTTTGACGATCTGTGCAAAATTGGAAGATTCTCCAGAAAGTCATTCTTGTCATGGGCTGTTAAGAAGGGACTTGTGGAAACCGACAGCAGAGGTTATCCGACCAAAGCGAAAAAGCTGGACGGAATTGTTACTAAATGTGTGTTCTTGAAAATTGTAGACGAAATTCCAAAAGGATTCGTGAATTGTAATGATGATTTTGAGATTACAGACGATATTGTGTTTGATTAACAAACAATTCGTCCAAAAGGTAACCGGGTAACCTAGGTAACCTTTGATTCTGCATATATATATTTGAGTATTTATATGCACATATTGAGTATAAAAGTTTCCCTATATGAGAAAGTCAGGGTTACTCGGTTACTCGGTTACCTACCTGTAAAATCAATGGTTTGCGGATTTTTGAACGGTTACGTTTCGGTTACTATCGGTTACTCATAAAGAAGGTGAATAATGAAAGTAGAAGCTAAAGATATTCCGATCATGCATAAGTTCATGCCAGAGTTCTGGAAGGCGATAAAAGAATTTTACGATGTTAAAAATGATGATGAATATTTTGATGCATTACATAAAAAAATCGAGGATTTATACGAAATCTATCCAGACACTTTGGCAAGGTATCTGTCTTTGGCCTTTTACAAATGGGCTGCGGATGTGTCAAAGGGAAAATGCAAAGTATGAATGAGGTGATAGAAATGCCATATAACACAGCAAGAAAGTACTATGAAGGTATCCAGACAAGGAAAGACGTATATCTGTACATCATAAGATATCTGAAAGAACATGATTATCCGCCAAGTATTCCAGAAATCGCAGCAGGGCTGAGTATATCTAGCCATACCGTGCAGAATCATTTCGGCGAATTACTGGAAAGTGGATTAATTGAGACGGACAACCCCGGAACGCCACGAGCGTACCGAGTGACAGGATATAAGTTCAGAAAGGTGAAGGAAAAATGAGTAGCAAGTTAAAAGTCAAGAAAAAGACCAGATTTCCTGTTCAGACTTCTAATCAGGCGGCTTATGCGTTTGGACGGGCTATGCAGAACTGTTATAGACAGGTAAAAGACGTAGAGCAGCAAGCCTACGAGGATGGATTCACTGTTGGTGAAGATTGGAGCAACACGATCAACACCGTCACAACCATGATGGCTCTGAGACGCTTATATGGCTTTTCCACGAAGCGATTGCTTGATGTGATAAGAACTGCCAATGAATACGTTAAAATGGCAAATGAGGGCAAAATGAGCGTTCTGAGTATGATGCAGGACATTGAAGAGAACACAGATGTAAGATTTGACGAGATGAATAAGAATCTGGTTAAGAAAATGGGAGTTTGACAAGGAGCTGAATTAAATGAATAGAATTCGTACTCTGAGGGAAGCGAGCAGTATGTCTCAAAAAGAATTGGCGAGCGCAATAGGAGTGCCACAGTCTTTGGTGAGTTATTGGGAAAGAGAAAAGAGAACTCCATCAGTGGTTAACGGGCAAAAGCTCGCTGATTTTTTTGGAGTGGAAATAAAAGATATATTCGTAGAAAAGACTGCACAATAGCGTGCCAGTTGCTTACATGGGCGAAAGGAGAACGAGAATGAAGCAGAAAACACCGGAACAGGAATTAGAGTTGTTAAGAGAAGGCCTATTACATGAGCGCGCTATCTGGGAGCACATCAATGAAAATGGCTGTAATGATCCATTTTGGGCGGATGGATGCAATATGAATCTAACCATAAATCATATTTTTTCATACAGAAATGAGATTGCAAATTGTTGCGAGGAACATAATCTTCCACTTCCAGAAGAATACTTTCTAAAAGTACCGCCAGAAGTTGACGATGATTATATGGCGAACTTTAACCAAAAAGCCCGTGTAGATAGATTGAAACAGCAGGGAGATACATTAAGCCGGAAGAAAAAGAAGTTTATTGATGATGGACAGATGGAGTTTTGCTGATTAACCATGTAGTTGCTTACATAGGGAAAGTGAGGATGGGAAATGAAATTTAAAAGTAACGCCAAGTATGGCGAAGAACCTAAAACCGGAAGTATTTTCGCCTTAAACTACAATTCTTTAAAAATCGTTATTCACAAATACATTGGCTATGGAGATACGCTGTTACTTAACTGTAACACATTGGATATTTACAACTACAATCTTGAAACAGAAGATTTTGACGAAGCTGTCAGTAAAGCGAAAGAAGTTGTCATGCGTGAAGTTAAGAAAATCAGAGAAAATGCATACAGATTCTATTCAGACAACAACATTGAATTTGACAGATATTAGGAGGGTAGAAATGAAAAATAATAATTACACTTCATTCTTCAAAACGAAACCAAAGAAAGTAGAGAGATACATTCGTTGTAGGAAATGTGGCGGAAACATGGAATGGAGCAGGGGCTTTCCACCACAAATTAAATGCCCGAAGTGCGGATATACTGTATATCCAAAACCTTATGAGCCAGATTGTACCAAACTGCCAGAAACATGGGAAGAATATTTTGAATTATATGAGAAAGTGAGGACGCAAAATGTTAATCAGAAGTCAGAATAAGATATCTCTGGTAAAGTTTGAGAATATTGTTATAAACATCAACAATATCAATGGTAAAGAAATTATTTGTTGGAGCCAGATGAATCCAGGAGAAGATGAGTATATTTCATTGGGTAATTATTCCACTAAAGCAAAAGCTATGAAAGTACTGGATATGATTCAGGAGGCTTACATGGATTACAAATCCGGTGAAATTATTGGCAGTGGGTTGGCAGGATCAGCATACACAGGAAGCTATGATACAAAAGAAAGTGTGGCACATGGAATTGCTGTATTAAAAGGCTATGGAAATGAGATAAGAAAATCAATCCTGTTTCAGATGCCAGAGGATTCAGAGGTGGAAGTATGAAAAGATATGAAACAACAAAATTTCTTGGTCAATTGATGGAAAAAAGCTGTTTTTCCGGCCCAGGTAAATACTGGGCTAGAGAAGTAAGCCTTGATTATGGCTACGCAGCAGGAAAGCCAAGAAGAGTAAATTACATGCAGTTTATTCCGGAAAACCAGTGTTCTATCTCATCAATCGAAAAAGGAATATTTACATGCTATGAAATCAAAAGCTGCAAAGAGGATATTTACAGCGGAAATGGATTAAATTTTATTGGCGAAAAAAACTATCTTGTAACAACAATGGAGTGCTACAAAGAGATTTTACCTGATTTAAAAAATGGAAAATTTGCCCAACATATACGTGAGAATTTTCCAGAATGTTACGCGGAAATAGGTAACATGGGAGTAATGGTTGCAGTTCCGTATCAGAGAGATGTTGCCGAAGAATTTGAAAACCCAACACCACTAGATGGAGATGTGGAAAAATGGAGATTATCAGTTATTTTGAAGTGTGGACACAATGGGTCAAGAAAAAGATCCATGACAGAACTGTTGTTTCACATGGTAAGAAGCTGGAATTGAGAAAGGATGGAATAATATGAGCCATATCAAAGACAGATTATCGGATTATCATGATTTCATGAAGAAACTTGTGGATGGCCACCAGATGGTTTTAGCAAGTGATGTTCTGGAAATGATAGAGCAGCTTCAGGGCGATCTGGAACTGGACGAGAAGGAAAACGGATGGATTCCGGTCAGTGAGAGATTGCCGAAAAAATGCGAGGATGTTCTTACAAGCGTAAAATTCACCGGATGTTTAGGACGATACGGAACATTTAAAAAAATTGGACATATTGATTATTATGGAAAATGGAGCGGCGATTGTAGTGGCGGAGAAGTAATCGCTTGGAAGCCGCTTCCAGAACCATATAAGGAGGACGAGCTATGATTACATTCTTATTAGGATTCACCATTGGAACCATATTTGGAGTGGTTGGTCTTGCATGTATAGCGATCATGTACGATAAACACCACTCAAACGATTAGAAAGGAGAACGGTATGCTGACAAGGAATAAGAAGCTGAAAGACTACGGTATTCCGGCAGAGGACATTGAAAAACTGAATACGATGCTGAAAGACTTCCCGGCAGAGTACGGATACCTGCTTTCCAGTGCTGCCTTGTCAGCTTGCCCGAAAAACACGGTGATAGCGGATATGGTAATTGAGAATATCCTACACCGGAAAAGTTACAGGAAAATCAGTAAAGAAAAATATATCCCGATGAATCCGAAGGACTTTTACGGATACAGACGCAAGACCGTCGCTGTACTGTATGAGAGGATGCGGTTGTTGGGAATGTGGGAGGATGAATAAATGCGTTTAATTGATGCAGACAAAATAATTGACTCTCTTGGAAATTCGGATATGGATTTTGCAATAGGTGCAGTTATTGACGAACAGCCGACAGTTTTTGATGTAGATAAGGTTGTGGAGCGGTTAGAAGAAGAAAAGAAGAGAGCATTTAAACTATGTTTGGGAACTAATGACAGCACGCAAAGACTGAAATACATTGAAAAAGAACAGACGATAGCTTTAGCAATCGAAATTGTGAAAGGTGGTGAAACTGAATGAGCAACGTATCAGTTGAGACATTAGGAAAGTTAAAAGATAGCATGGTCGGAAGAAGATATAAGCACTTCAAAGGAAGAACCTATATTGTCACCGATATCGCAGTACATACAGAATCTGATGAAATCATGGTGATTTACAAGTGTTTTACAGACCCACTTGTAACATGGTGCAGACCATTGGCTATGTTTACGAGTGACGTGGACAGAGAGAAATATCCAAATGTCAAACAGAAAAGAAGATTTGAACCACTTTCTAAGATACAGGAGGAATCAGATGAATAAAGGCAAAGACATTTCAACCATGTTTACAAAAGAAGAAAATAAAAAGAATGGAAGACTTGGATATTGTCTGGATACAAGAGAAAAGGAAGATATTATCAGTCCTGCACAGTATGGAGCATTCTTGCAGAAAAGAGGTAGGAGAAGATGAGTAAATCAGTATTAGTGATAGATACACCAGAAAATTGTTATGACTGTCTGTTTGGAATTGAATACTGCGGAAATCTTGAATACGAGGGTCGTTGTGAATTAGCTGACTGTTTAGACTACGATGTAATTCTGATAGCAGAAGAACATTATGATTGCGGAAGCAAATCAAGACCTGATTGGTGTCCACTTATGGACTTGCCGAAAAAAGATAATGGAGATTATCCGGCTAATACATTTGATGCAGGATTTGTAGAGGGTTGGAACCAGTGTATTGATGAGATCACAGGAGGAGTGGATTCTGATGATTAATTTAACAGGGAAAAGCGTATTTGTAAAGACGCAGGAAGAATATTTGAGTGTTCTGAAAATAGCAAAGTTTCAGGGGTTCACATGGGCGAGAGAAAACCATTTAGACTCTATCGAAATTCCATTTCCAAACATATTGAATTTTAATGACAGCAAGATCGTTACTTACAGCTGTGCTGAAAAGACATTGTATGAAGCATCTGAAATCGTTGAAGATGAAGAAAAGCTAGAAGAAGCAATAGCCCACGTCAAGTATTTTGCGAATAACAAAGACAGAATGTCATTAACAGATAAAGTTATTGAATCAATGTTATTACTTGCAGGTACCGTAGAAAGTCAGATGGAAGAGGTGAAGTAAATGGAGAGATTAACTGAAAGAATGGAAAATGTTCCAGACGGAGAATCAGATGTCTGGGTTAAACAGCACGATTACATTTCAGCAGCACGAAAACTTTGTGATTATGAAGACTTAGAAGAACAGGGTTTGCTTGTAAGACTGTCGGTTAAAATCGGTGATAATATTTATAAGATTCCGAGCAAAGCAAATTATGATTTAAATGTCCTGAATGGGTATAAATCAAATAACAGAGTGTATCATCAAAAAGCTTACAGTATTGTATTTTCACAAAGTGGTTGGTTCGTACAGTGTGATAAAGACAGTATTCATGCTCCGAACGTTATTTGTGTTGACGTAGAATACGGAAAAACATGGTTCCTCACCCGTGAAGAAGCTGAGAAGAAGCTGGAGGAGATGAAAAATGACAATCGGCAATAGAATCACAAAATTACGTCTCAAGAACTGTATGAGTCTTAGAGATTTTGGAAATGTCCTAGGCGTAGCAGATACCACAGTCTTGAAATGGGAGAATAATGACACAAGAATAGCCTTCGAGGACGCAATCAAGATGTGTGAACGATTCAGAGTATCGTTAAATTGGTTAGCCGGATTGGAGGATTAATATGAAACCAGAAGAAGCGTTAAAAGAATTAAGTTATGATGACACAGCTTATGGCGGTAAATGTACGTATGAAGTTAGACAAGAAGCTATTAAAGCGTTGCAAAAACAGATTCCAATGAAACCAAATAACATAAGATTTTTCTGGAAGATATTATATGACAAAAGGTGACTGCCCGGTTTGTAATATAGAAGAACTTTATAAATCGGATTTTTATTGTAATAAGTGCGGACAGAAATTAGATTGGGGTGAAGAAGATGACAGATAACAAACCTACGCTTGAAATTGACAGAGAAAAGAACGAAGTTACGATAAAATGTAATGGGGATACTATAAAGTTCAAAGATGATAATGTGGAAGTGACCAGGGCGAGCAAAAACATGATGTTTAAGTCACCAGACATAACCCCGCAACTCGCCATATCAGCATTCACAGTACTACATCAATATTGCAGCTCAATCAGTCCACATGACTGCATCAGATGCACATTTTACGAACATTGCCCGGAGTGTTTCATGGGGTGTCCGGGAGATCAGGACGAAACGATCAGAAAATTACAAAGCAATGAATAAAATTAGAGAGTCGGTATTTACCGGCTCTTTTTTAACGCAAAATTCCTCAAACATGTACCACAACTTTTCTACTGACCTGTGATAGAATATACTCAGAAGTGTTATTATGGTGTTTTATAGCTAGTTGGAGGTGGTAATATGGCGAACTTAAAAGCAGCTACAAGAAAACTTCAAAAAGCTATATTGTCCACCGGACTAATCATAAAAATTGGAACATCACAATTCTATAGTCATGAACAGGAACGATTGATTACAGTAACAATCATATCAACGCCGGTATTCAGACCAACGAAACATGGCGAATGGAAGGATTGTGATTATGAAATATTACGAACTGCATCTCAGTACGATGTAGTCATGTGCCTAAAAGAAATATGGGAGGCAGTCAGAAAATGAGGATAGACAGAGGTGATTAGATGGACTTAACGCCTAAACAGAAAGCGTTTGCAGATGAATATATAAAGAATGGCGGAAATGCATCTGACGCCGCGAGAAAAGCTGGATATGCCGAGAAAAACGCAGAAGTAATAGGAGCACAGAACTTAAGAAAACTTAATATTTCTGCATATATAGCCGAAAAGCAGTCTCTCATCGAAAAGCAAAAAGGCACTGACATCATGTCTCTGGCAGAAATCCAGCAACGCCGTTCCATGATTGCAAGAGGCGAGCTGACTGATTCATTCGGATTTGCTCCGGATTTCTCCGATCAGCTGAAATCTATGAATGATCTGGAAAAAACGCTTGCTATAAAAGAAGCCAGAGAAGAGCAGCGGAAAGCAGAAGAAAAAGCCAGATTACAAAATGAATATCATATTGATCTGGATATTGTCCCGGACGTATTTCATAAAATGATTAGAGATATCCGGAAAAAGAAACATAGCGAATACATTCTCCCTGGCGGGCGTGGATCCATGAAGTCATCGACAATATCATTGATTATACCGGAACTGCTGAAGAATAATCCGAACATGCACGCTCTGATTCTGCGAAAAGTCGGAAACACTATCAAAGATTCTGTTTATGCTCAGATGAAATGGGCTATTGATAAATTAAATCTAAATGAGGAATTTACGTGCAAGGTATCTCCTATGGAGATTACGTATAAGCCCACTGGGCAGAAGATATACTTTCGTGGTGCTGACGATCCGTTAAAGATTAAATCTATCAAGCCAGAGTTTGGTTATATCGGCATTGTCTGGTTCGAGGAACTTGATCAATTTGCCGGTCCGGAAGAAATACGAAATATTCAACAGTCTGCAATTCGTGGCGGTAATGAAGCGTATAAGTTTAAATCATTCAACCCGCCGAGGAGTAAGAATAACTGGGCAAACGAATATACGGCAGAAGCAGAAGAAAAAGATGATAGCGTGCTGGTTGTGCATAGCACATATCTTGATCTTGACATTGAACAGGAATGGCTCGGAGATATATTCCTTGCAGATGCTGAACATCTAAAAGAAGTGAACCCAGATGCTTACGAAAATGAGTATCTAGGAAAAGCTAATGGAAATGGTGGAAATATCTTTGAATATATCGAAGAAAGAACTATCACGGACGAAGAAATCAGCCACTTTGATAGAATCTATCAAGGTAATGACTGGGGATGGTTCCCTGACCCGTATGGATTTATCAGACTATATTATGATTCTGCCAGAGAAACAATATACTTCATTGATGAAATATATGAGAACAAAAAATCAAATGAATGGACTGCAAAAGAAATTAAACGGCGTGGCTACGATGATTACACTATCACTTGTGATAGTGCAGAACCTAAGTCGGTAAATGATTACAGAGATTTCGGATTGCCTGCTAGACCAGCAATCAAAGGACCGGGAAGCATTGATTATTCCATGAAGTGGCTGCAAAGAAGAAAGCTTGTGTTTGACCCTGCCAGAACTCCGAATGCAAGAAAAGAGTTTAAAAAGTATGAATACGAGCGAGACAAAGACGGAAATATCATCAGTGGCTATCCGGATAAGGATAATCATTTGATTGACGCAACCAGATACGCCACAGAGTCAATGTGGACCAGGAGAGGTTACAGTGCATAAAATGTTAGATAGGTACTTTTCAGATAAAATAAATAAATTCTTAAGCATCGGTTTAAAAATATATGGATCATCTGACATTAACGAAATCTTAAAAGTTGTAGAATATGAAGACATTATTGTGCGAGATACTTCTGTAAGATGGATGGATTTTAAAAGGTAGATTAAATGGGACTTATAACAACACTAAAAAGGTGGTTTAACATGATTTTCAAAAAACAAGCCGAAGAGGACTTTAATATTCAGGCGGCAGAATTTCCAGAAATGGAATCACTGATTAACCGGTGCGCGAACATTTACAGGGGAGTTCCGGAGTGGTTAGATGATAAGAATAATATCAAGACGATCAATTTTGCAAAATCCGTCTGCTCAGAAACAGCCCGGCTCGCAACCCTGGCGATTGGCATTCAGATAGATGGTTCTGCAAGGGCAACATGGTTACAAGAGCAGATCGATAAAGTGTATTTCCAAATCCGGCACTGGGTAGAATATGGCTGTGCTTATGGAACCGTGTTCATTAAGCCGAACGGCGAGAGCCTCGATGTGTTTACTCCGGCAGATGTGATGATTGTGGATTACGATAATCAGGGAATCAAAGGGATTATATTTAAAGATTCGTATACAGTTGGGCGAAAATATTATACACGACTTGAATATCATAGGTTCGTTGAGACTACAATAGATGGCGTGACAACTTATCCGTACTATGTTTCAAACAGGGCTTATGTATCAAAATCTCCTCAAAGCATCGGAGACAAGATTGACCTTAAACAGACCAAATGGGCTGACCTAATGGCAGATACGCCGCCGATTCTTAAGGCGAACGGGGAGAAGTTGGACGGACCTCTGTACGGAGTTCTACGGACACCACAGGCGAATAACGTGGATATTAACGCACCATTGGGTTTGCCAATATTTGCCGAAGCTATCGAAGAGTTAAAAGACCTCGATATTGCATACAGCAGGAACGCCGGAGAGATTTTTGATTCGCAGAAGATTGTCTTGGCAGATGATAGACTGCTGATGCCAAGCGGTACACCTGTAGCAGCCATGTCACCGCAGGGTATGGAGAACAGACGTAATGAGATGAAATTACCGCACTTTGTCAAGAATGTATTCGGGCAGGATGAGAAAGAGTTCTATCAGGAAATCAATCCAATTCTCAACACAGATACCCGTATAAGCGGCATAAATGCCCTCCTTGGACAGATTGGATATAAGGTCGGATTCTCTAATGGATATTTTGTATTTAATGAAAAAAGCGGAATACAAACAGCCACAGAGGTAGAAGCAGGACAACAGAGGTCTGTACAATTTATCAAGGACGTAAGAGACCAATTAGACAAAAGCATAAAACAAGTAGTATATGCGTTGAGCGTATATGCAGATTTATATGGATTGGCCCCAGTCGGTGCATATAAAGTTCAGTGCAACTTTGGCGAAATGGCATATTCTTATGAGAGAGACCGAGACAATTGGTGGAAGTATCGCTTACAGGGTGACTGTCCTCCTTGGATGTATTATGTCAAATTCGAAAATATGACAGAATTCGAAGCGAAAGCAATGGTTAAAGAAGCCCAGCCAGACGAACCAACTTTATTCGGAGAGGAGTAAAAAGATGGCAGATACGTTCAAGGGAATAATCACAGCAGACGGAAAGAAGAGACAGTTGCCTTATAGAAATGTTATCGAAACGCCCGTGTCTGATGAAACATTGTCCATACAGGGAGCATTTGCCGACTCCAAAGCCGTAGGCGACAAATTCAAAGAAGCAAAGACAGAAACTGATTCACTAAAGGAAGATATAGAAGATATTGATTATATTGTATTTAAAGATAAAATAAATAAATTGACATTTAACTCTGAGGGTTCATCAAGCAACATAGTTTTAAATGGTAATACAATAACATCAATAGATGCTACAAAAGAACAATACAAAGCCTTTATAAATACGTCTTTGTTTGAAAATGGTAAAAAATATATTGTTGTAATGAAATTCAAAAATGATAGTAGCACCAATATAACAGTATATGCTAATGCTTTTTCATATGCGTTTCAGGGATCAATTGGAAAAACACAGAGTCTCGGAATTGGAAAATCTGAAACATCAGTAATGTCATATACTGCCAAATCAGACATTAGAGGATTTTCTATATATTCAACTACTGAGAATGCATCATATACGGTTGATATTTATATTTACGATGTAACAGACAAAGATATTTCAAATATTGATTTTTCTGTTGGTGGAACAAAAATTAAAATTTTAAAATCTGATTTAGAAAAGCCTTATTTTGGTAAAATATTATGCACCTATGGAGATAGCATTACTGCTCAACAGACATGGCAAGATTATGTTCAGCGAGAATTGGGATTTTCTAAATATTATAATCATGGTGTTGGAGGAAGACGTTTGATGGCAATGGCTACAGATAAATGTCTTGCCGAAATCACGGAAGATTTTGATGTCATACTTGTTATGGGGGGAACAAATGATTGGGCACAAGATAGAACAATAGGCACAGAAAATGATATTAACACAGATGATCAAACATTTACTGGCACATTCTATGGTGGACTAAATGCTCTGATAAAAAAATTAACAACAAAATACCCAACAAAAAGAATCGTTTTTATGACACAAACACCAACAAAAAATAGCAATGGTGAAAATTTCTTTTTGAAAAAAGGTAGTGCTGATGGGTTAAAAAATTCTAATGGCGACACAACTAGAGATTTTGCAAAGGCAACTTTAAATGCATGTGGGAATAATCATGTTCCCTGTATTGATTTGAACAGCTTGGTTGGTTGGAACGAAAACAATATTTCCTCGTTTGTACTAAATGAAAATGATATGTTTTTTCATCCAACATCTATTGGTGGCAAAAGAATGGCAGAATGTATTAGTGGGTTTCTTGAATCTATACAGAGCATCAACTAATTAACTAAAGAGGGCTTTAATTAACCATCAAAAAAACAAAACATGTACCACAACATTTGCCGAAAGAGGTGATATACTATGCTTAGTCCTGAATATTTACGCCGGATAACAGAGGGCAGCGAACAAATTGCCGAAGAGCTACATCAGTATATCATCTCTGAGATTGTGTCGAGAATGGTGGCAAGAATCGGCAGAGGTGAAGATTATATTCTGACTAATGCCGATGCGTGGAGAATCAGAACGTTACAGGAATCTGGTGAGCTGATAGAGGACATTCTGGCAGAATTATCCAGATACACCAAACGCGAACAGCAGGAGCTTCTTGAAGCGTTTGAGGATGCCGGAATCACTGCCCTTGATTATGATGATAAGATATACAAGGCGGCAGGATTAAGCCCTGTACCGCTCGAACAATCACCGGCTATGATAAGACTCATGGAGCGGAATATGCTTGCGACTATGGGAGAGTGGAAGAACTTCACAAGAACGACTGTAAGTGCCGCTCAGAGGCTTTATATTGAGCAATGCGACCTTGCATATAATCATGTAATGACTGGGGCAGTTGGATATACGCAAGCCATCAAAGAGGCGGTTAATAATGTTGTGAGTGATGGTGTTACGGTCACATATCCATCTGGCAGAAAAGACACGATCGAAACAGCAGTCGCACGTTCTGTCAGAACTGGTGTGGCTCAGGCTACGGGAGATATATCCCTAAAACGCATGGAAGAAATGGATTGGGATTTAGTTCTGGTCAGTGCTCACATGGGAGCCAGAACGGGTGATGGCGGTCAGAATCCGGGAAATCACGCATGGTGGCAAGGAAAGATATACTCTCGTTCTGGCAAGAGCAAGAAATTTCCGCCGTTCTCATTGACCGGATACGGAACAGCAAGCGGACTGTCAGGAGTTAACTGTCGGCATAGCTTTGGGGCAAGTGACGGGGAATTTAATCCTTATGCAGAATTATCAGCACAGGATAAAGCCGACAAAGGCAAGCAGTACGAAAAGGAACAGCGGCAACGCACTTATGAGCGAAGAATCCGCAAGACGAAGAGAGAGGTTCTTGGACTGCAAGCAGGAGTTGACAATGCACCGAATGAAAAGGCGAAATTCGCATTACAACAAGACCTTGACCGGAAGTCTTATCTTTTACAGAAGCAAAATGCTGCATACAAGGACTACTGCAAGCAGAACGATCTGAGGGAACTGAAAGACCGGCTCATGATTGCTAAGTGGAATCGTCAGAACGCCGCAAAAGCCAGAGGAGCGGCAAAGAGATATAAAACAGCAAAGGGGATTGACTGATGGATAGATGGGAATATTACAATCCGAATCCTACGGGCGATCGAGTCGGAGATTGTACTGTCCGGGCAATATGCAAAGCAACCGGATTTGATTGGGAAACGGTATTTACCGGACTGATGGTGCAGGCGTGCGCGCTGTCAGATATGCCAAGTGCAAATTATGTCTGGGGTGCGTATCTTTATAAGCATGGATACAGGCGTAAACTGATAGAACAGTCAGAACGATATATCTATACAGTCAATGATTTTTGCACAGACCATCCGACAGGTACATACATTCTCTGCATATATGACCATGTGGTGACGGTACAGGAAGGCAAATATTTCGATACATGGGATAGTGGTAATGAGATCCCGGTATACTACTGGGAAAAGGAGTAGCTAAATGAGCATATCAGAATTTGTACAAGTATTCCTCTCAATTTGCGGAGGAGTGTCTATTGTCGGAGGAGCGGTGGCCGTAATTCTTAAGTGGATTACTCCGGCATTTCGACTCAACAAGCGAGTTGAAACACTGGAAGAACATGATAAGCGTGACTTTGAGAGTCTTCAGAGGATCGCGGAGCGTGATTCATTGATTCTGGAAGTACTATCAACCATGTTGGATAGTCAGATTAGTGGGAATAATGTTGAGGAATTAAAAAAAACAAAGCAGAAGCTCACGGAGTATCTTGCACAGAATCAACGTTAGCATTGATAAGGGGTATGCTCATGAAATTATATGTGTTCACGAAAAAAGATATAGACAGGTTCTTGATAGAGTGTAATTTCACACCAGACGAAGAAAGACTGTTTCGGTTGAGATGCAAGGAATATACGCTTGAATACTGCGCTGAACAGATGAACGTGAGTATATCAACAGCAAAGCGGTTAAGCCGGAGGGTAAATAATAAAATAATCAAAGTGTGCTGATACTTTTTGGATACTAATTAGAGCCAGAAACGACCTGTTTCCGGTTCTTTTTTTATGTAAAAATATAATCAGAAAGGCGGTGTATAAGATGGCACTATATAACAATCCTTATCAATATAGTTTTGGCGTTCCGGGGCAGATGAACCAGTTCCAGCAACAGCCTGTCCAGATTCCAGCTCAACCAGTACAGCAACCACAGCAGAATAATAGCGGTATCCTGTGGGTATCCGGCGAAGTCGGCGCAAAATCCTATCTGGTAGCACCCGGGACAAGTGTTTTGCTGATGGATTCAGAGAGTGAAAAGTTCTACATAAAATCCACAGATGTTTCTGGCATGCCGCAGCCACTGCGAACATTTGAATACCACGAGGTGGGATCTCAGATGCCGCCTAAACAGCCTGTTCAGAACATGGACAGTAAGTATGTCACCAGACAGGAATATGACGATTTAAAGGGCAAATACGAAGCTATTATAAACCGATTAAATTCATTTTCTGAACCTGTTAGGGCTAATACCATACAGGAGTCAGCAATCAAGGGAGGAAACACAGATGAGTAATCCATTATTTAATGCACTTGGCGGTGGGATGCCGCAGGGAAACGGACCAATGCAGATGATACAGCAGTTTATGCAGTTTAAGCAGAATTTTAAAGGAGATCCGAAAGCAGAAGTTGAGAAAATGCTACAGTCTGGAAGGATTTCACAGCAACAGCTTAATCAGGTTCAGCAGATGGCAGGGCAGTTCCAAAATCTGCTGAAAAATATAAAATAGTACATTACAATCTGGCCAGATTGATGTAAATACAAAAAAGGAGATTATAACTATGGATGGAAATTTAACAGCATCAGACGTTGCTCTTTTGACCGGGAACAACAGAAATGATGGAATGTTTGGCGGAGATGGCGCATGGTGGCTTATCGTGCTTTTCTTGTTCGCATTTTGCGGATGGGGAAACAACGGCTGGGGCAATAATGGAAACGGCGGAGGATATGTAGCTACAGCAGCTACTCAGGCAGATATTCAGAGAGGATTCGACAATTCCGCTGTAATCAGCAAGCTTGACGGAATCAATAGCGGCCTGTGTGATGGCTTCTATGCCATGAATAACGGTATGCTTACCGGATTTAATGGAATCAACACCAACATCATGCAGACTGGCTTCGGTATCCAGCAGGCTATTAACGCTGACACTGTAGCGAATATGCAGAATACCAATGCACTCCAGGCGCAGCTTGCAAACTGCTGCTGCGAAACCAGAGAAGCAATCCAGGGCATAAACTACAACATGGCACAGAATACCTGCGCACTCCAGAACACCATGAACAACAACACTAGAGACATTATCGACAGCCAGAACGCCGGAACAAGGGCAATCCTTGATTACCTGTGCAACGAGAAGATATCCAATCTCCAGGCTGAAAATAACGACCTCAGACGTGCCGCTTCTCAGGATCGCCAGAGTGCGCTTCTCACAACTGCAATGGCTTCTCAGACACAGCAGCTCATTAATGCGATTAATCCAGCACCGATTCCGGCATATCAGGTTCCTAATCCGAACACATATTACGGATGCGGATGCAACACCGGATGTAATTGTTAACAACTTCATATCGAGAGTATCTTTCGATTGATTCGGATGTCGGCTTATGCCGTATTACACAGAGGGGCAGGCTGAGACCTGTCCTTTTGTGATATGAAAGGAGTATTTTTATGGCAGAATTTACAAATGTAGCTGCTCAGACTGTAGCAGCAAATGGAAACGTAGTATTTTCAAACACAGCAGTCAAAGGTTCTAATTGTATTCAGCACAGAGAGGGAAGCGGAATCATTACCCTGAGAGGACTGACCAACCAGTGTAAAGCAAGATTCTTCGTGGATTTTTCTGGCAATATCGCAATTCCAACAGGTGGTACTGTCGGGGCTATCTCTCTGGCTATTGCAATCTCTGGTGAACCTGTTCTTTCTTCTCAGATGATTTCCACACCGGCAGCAGTAGATCAGTACAACAATGTGTCCTCCGGCATCTATATTGATGTACCTCGCGGATGTTGCGTTAATATCGCAGTAGAAAACACAAGCGATCAGGCTGTTTCTGTTGCGAACGCAAACATTGTTGTGACCAGAGAAGCGTAGGAGGTGTGATTATGAGAGACATTAAAGATTTATGTGCAAGAATTGAGGATGAGCTTTCCAAAATTGCTGATAATGGGCTGAACACTGGAAATCTGGAAATGACATACAAGCTGATTGATATGTATAAAGATATCAAGAATACGCAGTACTGGGACAAGAAAGTGGAATATTACAATACTGTCCTTGATGAGATGCGTGGTGGCTACAATGACGATTACAGCGAACGCGGAAGAAAGCGCGACAGCATGGGGAGATACAGCTCAAATGACGGCAGAATGATGCCGGATTACGACAGAGGCAGTTCTTATGCTAGACGTGGTGAACATTATGTCAGAGGACATTACAGCCGTTCTGACGGACGAGATGCTTATGACGACTATATGACACAAAAACAGAGCTATCGTTCCGGCAAATCCGAGGACTGCAAGAGAAAGATGCTTGCCGCTCTGGAAGAACATCTGGACGAACTCACAACAGAAATGAGCGATATGTCCAAGGATGCGGAGTGCCGGGAGGAACGTGATCTTGTTAAAAGATACGTGGAAAAACTCCGGGATATGCTCTAATTGGCTAAAACATGTACCACAACTTTTTGAAGGTTCTGTGATACAATATATTCGTAGGGAAGATTTGTAAGCAGAAATGCTTGACATAGACATTTTTATTGCTTTCCTACTTTCTTTAAGCAGATGCGTGTCCTTAATAGAAACAGGTTCGGGGTGGAATCTGGAGGTTGAAAAGCGGATGCAATTTCCGACACGTATCATTGCCGCTAGTGCATGGCGGCATACCTCTTTGTGAGCACATATAACTGAACAGTGGAATTCAACCCGTGCAGAGGTGCACGACCGTATAGGCGGTGTTGACGTAGCCCGAAACGTCTCGTGTTTAGGCATAGCACGTAAAATACCTTGCTAACCCGGGAATCCGGGTTAATGGGATATAGCTCAGTTGGTAGAGCATCTGACTGTTAATCAGAGTGTCACAGGTTCGATTCCTGTTATTCCAGTTACCCTGCCAGTGGTCTAACTGGCTTAATCCATTTACCTGCGGCGGCAGGTCAATAAACACGACCAGGAGGATGTTATGCAGAAACTTATTGACACATTAAAATCATTTGGAATTGAAATCCCGGAGGACAAGCAGGCAGATGTAAAGAAGGCACTTTCTGAGCATTACAAGAATGCTAAAGAAGTAGCGAAAACTCTGTCAAAAGTCGAGGGTGAACGTGACAGCTGGAAAGAACGTGCTGAGACGGCAGAAGAAACCTTAAAAAGCTTTGACGGTATCGACCCGGCGAACATTCAGACAGAGCTTGCTGGATGGAAGAAGAAAGCTGAGGACGCAGAGAAAGAATTCAATGCGAAAATCTATGACCGTGATTTCTCAGATGCTCTGAAAGCAGCACTCGATGATGTTAAATTTTCAAGCGAAGCGGCAAAGAAATCAGTCATGGCAGACATCAAAGAAGCAGGTCTTAAGCTGAAAGACGGCAAAATCCTTGGGCTGAACGATCTGATTGAGCAGATGAAACAGTCTGACGCATCCGCTTTCGTGGATGAATCTCAGCAGCAAGCTCAGCAGAATCAGGCAAGATTTACCACTCATGTTGGACAGCAGCAGACACCGGGAAGCATGACAAAGAAGGAAATCGAAGCGATCAAAGACCCATCTGAGAGACAGGCTGCGATTGCTCAGAATATCCAGCTATTCCAGTGATTTTTACACCGACTATACACCAGAGTATAGCCGCTAACCCAATACCTTAACAATTATGGGTAGAAAGGATTTTTTTATGCCAGCAAAAACAAATCTTATTATGACTAATGATATTCATGTCACAGCACGTGAGATTGACTTCGTTACCAGATTCGAAAGAAACTGGCAGCACTTACGTGATATTCTGGGTATCATGAGACCTATCAAAAAGCAGCCGGGTGCTGTACTCAAGTCCAAATACGCAGAGGGTACTTTACAGAGCGGAAAAGTTGGTGAGGGTGAGGAAATCCCTTACAGCAAATTCGTTGTAAAAGAAAAGGACTATGCGGAAATGACCATTGAAAAGTACGCAAAGGCTGTATCTATCGAAGCAATTAAGGACCACGGTTATGAGAACGCTGTTCAGATGACTGATGATGAATTCCTTTTCCAGCTTCAAACTGACGTTACCGGCAGATTCTATGATTATCTGAAAACCGGTACACTTACTTCCACAGAAACAACATTCCAGATGGCTCTGGCAATGGCTAAAGGCCGAGTTGAGAACAAATTCAAACAGATGCACAGAAATGTGACTGGTGTTGTTGGATTCGTGAACATTCTGGACGTATATGAATATCTCGGAGCGGCTGAGATTACTATTCAGAACCAGTTCGGCTTCCAGTACATGAAGGATTTCATGGGATTCAAAACTATCTTTCTGTTATCTGACAGCGAGATTCCAAGAGGGCAGGTTATTGCAACTCCTGTTGAGAACATCGTACTTTACTATGTTGACCCGAATGAATCTGACTTTGCAAGAGCTGGTCTGGTGTATACCGTATCTGGCGAGACAAACCTGATCGGATTCCATACACAGGGTAACTACCACACAGCAGTGTCCGAAGCGTTCGCAGTTATGGGACTTACTCTTTTTGCGGAGTACATTGATGCAATCGCAGTAATTACCATTGATGAAACACCGACCCTCGGTACCCTGACAGTAACATCTGCAGCTGGAACAGCAACTGGTGATACGAAAATCACTGTAAATCCGGCTAAGGAAAATGCTAACAACGTATATAAATACAAAGTTGCAACAGACGCAGTAACTGTTGGATATGGACAGAACCTCAGAAACTGGACTTCTTGGGACGGAAAAGCTGACGTTAAGGCAACAACCGGACAGAAGATCACAGTGGTTGAATGTGATGGAACATACAAAGCACTGAATGCCGGAAGCGCAAGCGTAACAGCAAAATGATGATCGATTAGGAGGTAACTGGCATGGCGTATGCAGATTATAAATTCTATACAGAATCATTCGGCAATGTCGTGCCAGAAGCCGACTTTCCACGACTGGCAGAAAGAGCCAGTGATTTCGTGGACACAATGACATTTGACAGACTGGTGGACGGACTGCCGACAAATGAACGCTCACAGAAACGCATCAAAAAGGCGGTCTGTTCATTGGCTGAATTAATGTATCAGATTGAGCTTGCTGAAAAGAATGCTGCCAATGCCGCCGCTAGTGGAGCATCAACCACAATCGGGTCCGGTGGTAGCGCTACAGGCGTTGTAACATCTGTATCATCTGGCAGTGAATCCATCTCTTATGCCACACCTCAGCAGATTGGATCGAGTGCAAAGGAATGGAGTGCGGTGTATGCCGCCGCCGGAGATGTGCAGAAAACGAACGACTTACTTCTTAAGACAGCTTTGCCGTTGTTAATGGGAGTAAGGACGGATAATGGAATACCAATATTGTATGCAGGAGTGTGAACATGAATAATCAGATTGAGAACAACTTTATGTACCATAGTCCCAAAGACGGACAGGCAGAAAAATATGAAGAAATCAGGAAGAAAGGGAAAGAACTGGCGTATCTGATTGATGGTATTTGCCCGAATAGTAGAGAAAAATCTCTTGCCATGACAAAGCTTGAAGAATCCGTCATGTGGGCAAATGCTTCTATTGCAAGAAATTGAGGTGGAAAGAATGGACATTTCAACATTAGGCTCATGTATAGCAATCGTTATGATCTGCTACATCGTAGGAATGGGCTGTAAAGCATCAAAAAGAATCTCTGATGAATGGATTCCGGTAATCATGGCGGTTATTGGTGGGATTCTCGGAGCAGTCGGAATGGGAGTTATCCCGGATTTTCCGGCATCGGACTATATAACGGCAGTTGCGGTCGGTATGTTTAACGGGCTGTCGGCCACTGGTGTGAATCAGGTTCTCAAGCAGACAGTGCAGAAAGAATAATTAAGGAGAGGGTATCATGTACGAAAAAACAGTGACGATTTTCAACTATTACGAAAGTGCCACAACAAGAGATGCGTACTGGTATCCTCATGTTTTATCCGGTGTCGACCTCATTACGGACAAAGGGGCAATCCTCAAAAAGTACGGGCCAGACGCAACAGACAACGCGCAGTTACACATCCATTATACTGTCCAGAATGGCGATATAACCATTGCTGATAAAGACGGCAAGATTCTCCCATGGGTGCCAGTTAAAGAGTGGAAAAGGCAGATTAACAACGCTCTGGAAGACACTATCACATTCTCAGACGAATCGTTTTTCTGGGAAGGTGAGTGGACTGGTGGAACGGTATCTGATGGTGATTATCGGAACGGATTCTATCAGTACATGAACGAGAACAAGGATAACGTGTTCAAGATTACCAGTGTTGGCGGCCCGTATACGCTGATTCCGCATTTTGAGATTCTAGGTAAGTGATATGAGTAAGATTCATCATTTCAAAGGATTCTCCGTAGTCGATGGAGATATGAAAATCAAACTAAATATGGACAGATTTTCCAGACAGTATCAAGAAGCTCAGTATCTCCTTGATGGAATGGTCATGGACAGTATGATAGAGTTTATGCCGATGATTTCGGGAGATTTTATTGACCGAACAAGAGTCAAAAGTACATCAATGCAAGGGACTGGATTTGTATGTGCGGCGGCAGAACCATATGGACGTTTTCTTTATTTTGGAAAGACCATGGTCGACCCCGCAACAGGTAGCACCTGGGCAAGACGCGATGCGGAAAAGGTTCTTGTGAGTCAGTATTCTGGCAAGACAAACGCAAAGGAGAATCTTCAATATACAAAATCACCGCATACTCAGGTACAAGCTGAATGGTTTGATGCTGCTAAACGACAATACGGTAGTACATGGCTTCGCAAGGTAAAAGCACAGGCAGGAGGTGGCAGACATGGCAGATAAACCTATCGGAAAAGATGCAACTGGATATGAGATTCTGACAGATGCCATGAAAGCACTTCTGAACCAGTATCCGGGACTGTACGATAATGAAACAATCAAATTTGAGGAACTCGGCAAGGAATCAGGAATTGCATTCTCGGCAGACAACGGGGCGTTGGTCTATTCAGAAAAAGAAGATGTTTGCGGAATAATGCACCAAATTTGTCAGTACCCATTTTATGTAGTGTACCGAACAGCATCCGACAAGGAACGGCAGAAGTTATCTGTTCAGAAGTTCCTGGATAATCTTGGTAAATGGATATGTCGAGAACCAGTTATCATAAATGGCTCTGAGACACGCTTAAATGCTTTTCCAGAGCTTTCTCAAGGAAGAGTGATAAAACGTATAACCCGTGATAATTCCTATGGTTTAGAGCCGCAGGAGAGTGGTGTACAGGACTGGTTATTGCCATTATCGGTACGCTACGAAAACACTTATGAAGTAATATAACGAGTAACAACCGGCTATCAGTTGGAGATAGTCGCTAACCTACACAGCCTTTTAAAAGTTATAGGCAGAAAGGACATTTCTATGGCAGTTACAGGCAAGATTGACCGTAAATATATGGCTCATTACATTGACGCAGGTTCCCTCTGCGGAGGGCTGACGCCGAAATATGAGCGTCTTGGAAAGGATCTGGAAGAGTACAACATCGAACTCAACCCGGATACCGAAACATCTAAAAACATTCTTGGAGAATCCACATTTAAGCATAATGGCTATGAGGTATCTTCTGATGCTGATCCGTTCTATGCGGATACCACATCTGACTTGTTCGGAGCATTACAGAAGATTGTAGACGGACGCCTCAAAGATGATAACCTCAAGACAAAAGCAGTTGAAGTCCATCTCTGGACGGAAGCCACAGCAGGCAAGTATGAAGCATATCAGCAGGATTGCTACGTTGTGCCGACATCCTACGGTGGAGACACATCTGGCTATCAGATTCCATTTACTGTCAACTATGTTGGCGAACGTGTGAAAGGAAAATTTGATATCAGTTCCGGTACATTCACAGCTGACAGTGAATAAGCACATACACAAGGAGGATATGCTAAATGGCAAAAGTAATTAATACCAAAATTGATGATGGAATTTTTACATTCACGTTTACCAACAACGAAGACGAAGTTTTTTCTTCTTTCAAGCTTAACCCGACTGATATCAATGTAGCAGCACGTGCAGAGGAACTGGGAGAGTACTTTGACCAGCTTAAAAATTCTATTCAAAAAGTCACATCTGGTAAGGAAGTGGCAGAACTGAACAAACAGATCGAAGACAAAATCAACTATCTGCTCGGATATGAAGCATCAAAAGACCTGTTCAAGGAGCCGATCACAGCGACTACTGTATTCGGCAATGGTCAGGTATTCGCCTACATCGTACTTGACAAGATCGCAGAAGCAATCGCACCGGAAATCGAAAAGAGAAAAAAGAAAATGCAGACGGCAGTCAATAAGTACGTGGAGAAATATACAAAATGACCGCCTATGAGCTACCCACCTCACTGAACATAAGTGGGGTGGATTTTTCTATCAGAACGGATTTTCGAAAAATAATAGGCATATTAATCGCTCTTGGAAATCCGGATTTTAGCAATGAAGCGAAAGCAATAATTGCTGTTCAGATAATGTACGAAAAATGGTGGGAGATACCAGAAGAAAATTTAAGCGAAGCTCTTCAAAAAGCTTATGAGTTCATCGACTGCGGGCAGTCTGACGATAAT